CACAGCAACGAAAGTCCAAGAACCTCCCTCCCCGCGCCCGCGCTGCTGCTGCGCGCGCGGAGGGTCGTGCTACTCAACAAAACGCTGCTGTCGTCAAACAATCTCTGCCAGGAGAAGCCGTCGCGGAAGCATGGAAGTCGCCCGACGACCCGACCGTGGCCGCCGCCGGCCTCGGATTCACCGCCCGCCTGTTTCAGGCGTTGCCCAAGGACTGGGATATCGACCATATCGCTGACCCGGACAAGGACTACAGTTCCTTTTTGTCCACGGTTCGGAGGTACTGGCCGGACCGGTCGTGGCGTGACGTGCTGAACAAGTATGGCCTGATGGACCCGAGGTACATCGGTGGTACCCACCACGATCCCGAGGTCGAAAAGGACGACGCCTCCATGATACGCAACTTTGACCGCTTCACCTCGCTCGTCGCCGCGTTGAAGAAGGCCTCGACAAAGACCAACCGCCTGCCTACATGGCGCGCGCCGTGGCCCAAGCCGAAGTCTTCCACATACGCTGATGAAGCACCCGCCTCCACCACCGCCGAACCAGCGGCCTTGGTGCCGGCGGCCTACGCCGGGAAGGGCGAGCTGTACGAACAGGTTCCGGCCAACAGGCATCAGGACGCCATTCGTTCGTTCAGGAGGAGGCCGGCATACGCCGACTTCTTCACTCACTTCCCCCCCCTCCGCTCCATACCAGGAGTGGAGCTGGTCTGGCCGAAGCGCAGCACCTGCCCGCTCGCACTGCTCGGCATGCCGCATACACCCCAAGCATACAAGGACTACCTCCAGATTGCCCGCGAGAACAACGCGGCGATCCGAGAGCGCGCCCCCCGTGCATACCAGGCTGACGTGCCGTTTTGGTCATGGAAGGAGTTCGTGTCCGCCCACGTCACTTGCCCTGAGTGTATCGACTTGTCGCAGCCCAAGCGGGCGCAGGAAGCCGCTCCAGACACCCGCGAGGCCACAGAAGCCTCGGCCGCCGATGAATCGGTCGATGGGTCGGTACCCCACGACTATCGCGCGCCCCGCTCAGTCCTCAAGAGGAAGTGGGAGCGCGCCATTACCGGCTTGTTCCAGCGCACCCGCGCCTGGGACGACACACCAAACGCGCCAGAAGCTACGTACAAGTTCGACGCGTTTTGCACGGCCCTTGTGTCCTGTATCACAGGCCGTCTGCCCACCTGGTATCCGATGCGCATCGAGGACGGCGAGATTCATCTCGCGGCCCTGCGCGCGTACCAGCTCGGCCCCCGTTGGATGCGCACCAGCACAGAGGACGATCCCGAAGAGGACCGCCTCGAGCGCTTCAACGACGCCGTCAGCCTTCTGGCAGGCGACTATTCGGCCATACAGCAGAAGCACAGCGAGCGTTACGACGTAGTGTACGAGGATCCGATTCCCGTTCCGCTCGGCACATCAGTGTTCAAATTCTTCACACCTGATGCTACCCTCGTGTCCGCAGTGAACGAGAGGGTTGTGAGGATGGCGAGCGCCGCCCGGCAGGGGCTAGATCATGGTAACGTCGTGGTCCCGGCCGATGCCCTCGAAGAACCCGAGCTTACCGGGCCCTCCGCCGCTGACCGAGAGATTGCAGCTCTCGATAGCGACGTCGAGGACGAGGATGAGGATCCATTTGCGCGGTTCGCGCAGCGCTCAGCGTTCTACGACGAGTCCATCGAACAAGTGGTGGACCCCACGTACCGACCCGCTCCAGCGCCAGCCAAACCGGCACGCGAGCTCCCGTCTTCTGGTTCTGACGACGAGCTGGCCGCGCAAGAGTCCGAACCCTCGGACGACGACGGCAGTGGCGTCCCGCCCTTCACAGGCCACGCCGCCCTGTCCCGCCATCACCCGGTGCTAGAGCACCAAGGCGTGACGGCCCACTACTCGACCATCGGCGATGTGGATTGCCCTGGTGACTACGTGTTTGCCTCCGGTCGGCGTATGGCCGCGGAGTCTCGCACGAAGACACCCTGGACCATTTTTCCCATCCCCGCTCGTTACCCAACGTTCACGCTGCGCCGGCTAGACGTCGACACGGCCATTTCGCCCCACGGCCCGGTTGGACTCGTTTTTCGCAACGACCACGGACTCTGGGAGACGGAACCATTGGACGTCGATCAAACGAGCACCCTCCGCACGGTCAGAGTCCGTCGCGCTCAACCGGGCACGCCAACCACGAACGTGGATGGCGAGCTCAGAGAGCGCGCATATCTGTGGCCCGGTGACTTGCCAACACTGGGCTGCCCTCGCGTCATACCGACGCAGGTCGCCATTGCCAACACCGTCAGCTCGCATCTGCGTGTGTGCTACAACGGGCGGAACGGGTATTGCTTCAACTCGGAGGGCCATGCCACGTACGAGGAGATAGCCGTGTGGCCCGCCCTGCGCCACGCGTTCCGCGGCATGTCCGACGAGGAGATCCGAGTGCCCCTAGGCCTTCCGGTCCCTGTCGAGCTCTTCAACAGAGACGCCTCGCAGGCGTACGCCAACGACGAGAAATACGTCGCGCGCCTGTACGAGATGTCCAAAGAGCTCCAGAGGCTAGTGGCCGGTTTCGCGCCCGACGGCGCTTCTTCGCCTGACGCCGTGCCCTACAGCGGCGCGATCTGCTACCGCATGGACAACAGCGAACTGGAGGCGTTCACCCGCTTCCCTAGAGCGCTGATCGAACAGAACCAATGCGACGGCAGGTGCGAGAAGAGCGCCGCCTATTCCCCGGCTGGCGTTTGCAGCCGCACGCACACCGTCACGCACTACGGCCAGAGGTGCAACTCGACCAAATGCGCCAGCATCACCCGCATGTACCCGAACATCCCGCCCAAGCCACAGCACGTCATCGACGCTGTCAACGAGACGCTGGACATCATGTTCAGCGAGTTCAACAGGCGCGTGGCGGTGGACATGGTGTCCGACGTGCTGGACCCGGAGTTCGAGCAGTGTGTGAGCCATTTCCCCCCCGCGCGCCAGGCTGAGCTGTGGAAGGCCCGCGAGTCGCTTCGAGCTTTCCCGCTCTCGGCCGAGGACTTTTCGGCCCTAGACCACTTCGTGAAGAGCGAAAAAGGAGTCGATAGCGTCCCGCGGTCGATCATCAACGCCGGTACGCGCGTACAAGCCGCCGTCGGCCCCTATCTGCGCCGGTGGGTCCACGCACACAAGGCGGCGCTCACCGAGGGCATCACGTTCGATTTCCCGGAGTGCTCCATCGTCATGCGCATGCCCCGCTACTTGCTGGACATCCCCCTTGGCGCCGCGTTCGACAAAGCGGCCACCGAGTACGACTGCATCATGGAGGACGACGGCACGCGGTTCGACTGCCAGATGGACCCGCGCTGGCTCGAGCGCACGCGCCGCCACATGTTTGGCCGCGGCCCCAACACTCGGCCCGAGCTTTCCGCGTTCATCCGCAACGCGTACAAGGCCCGGGTGAAGGTCAGGCGCATGAACATGAGCGCTCTGATTTACTACGAGAACATGGGCTCTGGGAAGCCCGACACGACCACTACCAACTCCGAAATGTGCTTTGCACTGCACGCCACTGCAATTAGGCGTGCGTATCGGAGCGACCCGCAACCCGGCCAGGTCGTGGCCGAACAATGGGTTGCCGGAGACGATGGGCTGACGTTCAGTCGGCGGAACCTCCGCGATCCGTGGAGGCAGTTCTGTGAGTGGAGCGGTTACCTGTCTGAGGTAGT